TTTATTTCTGAATATTTCATCTATATCACCATAGTCCTGACTTCTTTAGTAAAATGTCCACCGCTTCATTCATAACTTGTGGGAACCTTTCAGCTTCTGCGTCTTTCGCTTTTTTGAGGAAAAACTTCCCGCTTACGCGTCCGATAGTCTGTCCACCTTTACTGAATTTGATTTTTGTCGTTTCTCCGGATTTCTTTTTAATAGTCCGTCCGTATGGAGTGACAATCGCGTGACCGCGCTCAAGCAAGTGATAATGTGGGCTTCGTGCTGATATTTCTACATACTGACTTTTCCCGATGCCTTGTATCTGGCTGACTCTGTACGAGCCTATGCGTCCAAGCGATCTCTTGCGCTTTCTGTCGGTTTTCATCGACTCTCGTGCATTCTTGACAATATCTTTTCGCGTTTTCAATGCTTCTGACCGAAGTATGTCCCCCGCAAAATCAGGATATTTCTTGACAAAAGTCATCATATCCTTTGTGAGTTCGTCAAGTCCAACGACTTCAACAGTGTGCATTCGCATCACCCCTCTGTCTTCACGATTTTTTCTACGCAATCAATCTCAAGCATCTTTCCGTCAAGATCTACATCAATCACGGACCTTATCTCAAAAAGCTTGTCTTTGTATGCTATGTACATATCTGCTCTGATGCCGGAGATGTACCGTATGTACACTCTGTATGTTATCTCTTCGTTTAGTTTTTGAAGTTCATAACGCTCCGCACCTCTTACCGGTGCTATTGATGCCCAGACGGTTTTGACATCTTGATAAGTCTTTGACTTTTGATTCAGACTGTTTACGGAATCGACTTTCTTTTTGATAGTAATCCGCTTGTTTAGTCTGCCGATGTTCATTGTTCTCATAGGCACCTCACAGATAATTTACAGCGTGACGCTTTAGTGTCTCCATAATGCTATGATTTACGGTTGCCTGTTTGTTTTCGATTAAGCCGTTGCGGTTGTCAAACTGGTCGCTTACAAGTAGGAGATATGGATGCACCAAATCTTCGTGCTTATCGATTTCCTCATCTGTCAATCCTGTGACAGAACGAATCGTGTCCATAGCTGACGCCATAAATATTTCGATTTCCGTCTCTTCGATTTCCTCAGGATCATCAAGTCTGAGATAGTCTTCGACAAGCTCTTTTGTGATTTCTGATACTTTCATTTTGTCCCCTTTCCGCCACTACCAGTGAGAGGCTTTGCCTCTCACAATGTGGCGTATGCATAAGAGCAACCAACTCTTGCAACCTTATTTTTTCGTGGTCTTTTTCGGTGCAGGTTTCTTTTCGGTAGACTCTGTTTTTGCAGACCCTCCAACTTTTTCGGCATATCCCGCGTCGATAAGGTCTTTTGCAACCTCATCAGGAACATCCCTTGTATCACCCGCTCCCATTGTAACCTGACCTACGAATGGTATGAGTGCTTTGATCTTCATACGATCACCTCACTATCATGATGTCTTGAGCTTCAGTCCTGCGATCTTCTCAGAGTTCTGAACCTTAGCGTCGAGCTCTACGAAGCCTACGACCTGAACGGCATGCTTTGTAGCCATTGTCTCGCGAAGGACCTCAACCTCGATATCCTCGGAAACCTTGACTGCAAGACCAGTCATATCGCCATAATATACAGCAACCTTTCCTGCGTTTGCAGCCTTAACCTCAGGCATTGTGTCTGTAGTGTAGACATCCTTGCCAAACAAGGTGTAACCCCAACGAGAGTTTGCGTCCTTGTTGAGAAGATAAGCACCTGTGCCGCTCTCTTTGAGCTGACGGATCGCAGCTCTTGTCTTACGGTTCATTATCCAGTATGCATTTTCCTGATACTCATCAGGAACCTGCTCCTGGACCTGGATAAGCTCGTCAGCAGTAATTGCAGTATTAGCTGCGCTCTCGATAAGCTGACCTGCAGCAAGTGAAGAAAGTCCCTCGATCTTTGCAGGAACGGTAGTGCCACCGCTTGTGGTTGCCGGTGTGCCGATAACCAACTCTTTCTCGATGAATTTTGCTACCGCCTCAGCAACCTTGTTGATAACATACGAAACGATGTCAAAGCTGCTGTTGTTGATGAGCCTCTTACCTACATTTGTGAGCGCCTCGCCAAGAAATCCTGTCAAGGTGATAGCTCCGAAAGCTCCCTCAGAAGCGTTTACCGGATCAAAGTCATCTGCGTATCCGCAAACGATCTGATGATTATCTGAATCGTAGTACGGAACTGTGAGAGTTCCTTTGATATTGTAACGCTCCGCATCCGCATAGATCGGACAGATTTTAAGCACCTTGTCGATGATTTTGTTTGCGATTGATGTAGGAATGACCGCGCCATTCTCACCGGCTGTCATATTGCCGTCATCGGAACGAGTCTCGACCTTGCCATATGAACGGATGTAATTCTCGAATGCACGAGTATCTGCCTCTTCTGCACTGACAGGCTCTGCCTCCGGCTCAACATCCTCTTCCTCTGAGCGCACTTCCTGTGCGTCGAGCGTTCTTTTTGCCTCAATAGTCTTGTCAAGCTCTTCAAGCTCTTTCTCGAAGCCGTCGAACTGATCAGACTCATCGGCGTTCAGACTGCGTGTTTCCTCGTCAGCCTTTTTCACGATGGCGTTCATCTGTGTGACGATCGCATCGCGTTTCTGCATTAACTCTTTGATAGTCATTGCAAAATACCTCACTTTCTGATTCCCGCCATTTTTAAGCGGTTGTGATAATGATAGTTTACTTCGGCGGGGTTGCCCGCCTCTTCTGACTTTGTGTCAGATTTATCTGCATCCCCGCCGGGGGTAGCATTCTCTATTTCTTCCCTGACAATCACTTCATCTTCTATACATCTGATCTCGATTGTTTCCTCTTCGTTGTCTCTTGTCGTGATGTATGTCGCAGGATAAGCGGGTGTCTTTGTATCATCAAGGATTGACACCTCGCGCAAATCCAAATCAGTGATTTCTCTGTGTTCGATGTTGCCGTCTGTTGACCTCGTGTCGCACAAAGCAACAAAACCAAAAGACCAACCCGAAAGCTTGCCTCTTTTTGCTTTTTCTACGACTTCCGCGTCTTTTATCTTCGCCCTACACCAAAGTCCGACATTATCTTCTTTGATTTCTGCCGACTTTAAGTTCCTGGAAGCGACTTCGTGCGTTATGTCGTGATTAAGCAACACTTTCACATCATGTGAACGCCTGAGTGACTTTGCAAAAGCGCCTTGCTTGATTTTTTCAATGAAAGACTTGCCTTTTTCGATTAAGATGTCCGACTCTCGCTCGACTACATTGACATATCCCTCAACCGTGATAGCGTCGCCTTTAACTCTGACTTCCATCATCGTCATTGCCCTCCTTTTTTGGTGGTTTCTGTGTATTTACCGGCTGTGTATCGTGTACATTTGCCATAACACCCATATTCGGTGTGTAAATATCCCCGCTTTGTGGGTAGAAAAGCACATCCTGGAGTCCCAGTTTTACAAAATCTATGCCGAGAGCAGGGAGATTTTCACGTTTTCTGACCTCATCAAGCTGTAAAAATCCGTTTTTGATTCCTTTTTCGTATGCTGAATAGCGTTCGTCGATGTCTGCTTTCGTGAGTCCGCTATCATCAAATTCAAAAAACAAATCCTCCTCACCCAGATAAGGGTTGAGCAGGACATCATTGAGCGATTTTGCGAAATTTGTTAAAATCGGATAGATGCACCCCTCATAAAAGGCTCTTCTATCCTCTTTTGTGGCATTTCCGTCTATTATTGACGGTGGAATCCCAAAAATCTTGCAAATATCATCATTATTTGTATTCTTATTCTCATTCAGCTGTAATTCTGCCGATGATGCGGAGATTTCTTTGAAATCCATTCCGTCGTTCAGGATCATCGTAGCTTCTGATCCATTTACATACAGTTTTCTGTATGCTTCACGGAATTTTCCGATTGCATCGTCGGAAAGCGTGTGTTGAGCCTTGAAAAATCCTTTTTTCGCTCCTCCGGTTGATGCAATATGCTTTTCAAAGTCCTGTTCCGCTGCCACGATCTGAAAAAGCAAGTTTGAATCTGCAATGACTGACTTGCCGGTCCATCCGTTTTGTGTGTTGCGGAGTAGTTTTATGAACTGATGTCCCTCATATCTTTTTTCCTGCACCATATATTGATACTTTTTCAAAATGACATCATTGTTTTTAAATACTGACACATACTCGCAAGGCACATAATTAAGCGATTTTATCTCACCGTTTACGCGTCTTATATAAGAAAAACCGCCTTTTCCGAGAAGCATATCTCGAACCATAGCGGCTTTCATCTGATATCCTGTCAAGGTGTCGCCAGTTTTTCCATTTAGAAGCTCTGTTCTCGGGTCTCCCTCGACTTCTGTTATGTCTTCACCATCTTTTTGATATAATTTGACCTCTAAAGAGGCTATCGTCTCGGCTATGCGATTTACGCACGCTGCAACCGCAGGAATACTCATTGCGACTTCTTTTGTTACCTCGTCGCGTCCCATTAACGCTTCAAGGAATCCCGCATCAGTCTCAGGCGTGGCAACCGGAGCGTTGTCCCTGCGAAAAATTCTTGTAAAAATTGACATTTCAGCCTCCTAAATGATTTGAACGAATGCCTGTTCGCCAAATATCACATCTTGGTTAAGTAAATAGATCGCATTTATCAACGAAACGACCATATCCACCTTTCCGTTTGATTTTTTCTTGTTTACATACCGATTAAGGTTTGTGTCGTAGGTGCATCTGGCATTTTCAAAGTTGATTACAAGTAAATCATTCTTTTCATACCTAAATTTGCCTGATTCAATATGTTCTGATAGGCATTTTGTAGCCGGATGCAGTGTATCTGAATGCTGACGCACTTCAACAGTTGTATATTTCTGCGCCCATTTTTGAGCGGATGAAATCGCATTGTAGCGGTCATATCCAATCGATATTATTCGCCCACCGTATTTCTCCTCTATCTCGTTGACAAAATCCTCTATCACAGAATAGTCAACGACCATATCACCGCACGCAATGCATTTCATTTGATTGATGAAAAGTCTATAGTCTACTTTTTCAAACTTTTCTTTTTCATCGATGCGCCCCTCAGGAACAAAAGCTGTCACATCTGCAATGATGTTTTCGTCTTCATCCAGAGCACACACGGCAACAGCGCAGTTATCATTTGTTTGCGACAAATCCACACCGATATATAAATTTCTTCCGGTGAAATCAAGTTTTTCACTCTCACAAGCTTTCACTGCATCGATTGATATGAATGATTCGGATGCAGCGCCCTGATATGATATATTGCAGTGTTTTGTTAGGAAGTTTTCTCTTGCACGCTCTTTTTCTATGGCCTGTTTGCGCTTCTTTACTAAGTCAAGCCAAATCTCTTCGCGCTCTAAGGCAGCGGGATTTCCTTGTTGCAAAATCAGATCATCCGTCGCCCAGGCTTTTGTTTCATCCGGTTCGTACAGTAATGCGAACACTGTGTCATCCTCGACAAGTCCGTCAAGCACTTTTTTTGCGTACCCGACCTCATCCTCGAACGGATTGACCATCGTCGGATATTTTGTCGATATGATGCATCCGAGTTTGTTTTTGACATTCAACTGACC